AATCGTCATAGTAAAAATTACTCATTATTTGTTTTCCTTATAATTTTTGATTGGGAATATTTTTGATATTGCTTTTGCACAAGCTATAGCGACTTCACTACATTCTTTCTGTGTACCGTTAGAAGATCTTAATTCTATGAAATGAATCCAACTTCTTATATTACCATTCATATATAATCTAGATGTAGTTAATCCTTCTGGTAAAACTGCTCTGGCAACTTCTTTTGCAATTCCTTTTTTGATGGCTGCATTATAGACTTGCCTACACATCCAGATAACTCTTCGCTGTTCTCTTTCCCAATCGAGTTGGAAAGTTTCGTCATCAACTTCGATACTACTTTGTCTATTCTTATCATCTTGCATTCGCGCTTCTCTAGTAACAAATTCTAACTCTTTTACTGGATTTGCATATCTTTGACTAAACTCTTGAAAACTAAAACTACGGTGTCTTAGTATTTGTCTTGCAATATCTCTAGTTGTACTGATTTCAATACAGGCACTTGCCATTTCAAATGGAGACCAATGTTGGTGTTTAATAAGATATTTTAAAAGTTTTTCATTTGTTGTTGTGCTTTCTTGACCAGATGGATTGGAAACTCTAGCACAATATGCTATAAGATCTTGAACATTGTCTAATCCAATAATGTCTGTAGGTTGCGAATAACTTATAAGTCTTGCTATCATAATTTGAAATCCTTAAATCTTTGACCAGTAGTAGTTTTATCAAAAACTGGTGTGTCGTCGGTTAATGTTTGTTCATTTTCTTCAACATCATATAATCTCATTTTAGATCTATCAACACCAATTACAAATCTTTTATGCATTGTCGGATCATTGTATCTATTTTTTAATTGCTTTACCATGAACTGGCCTTGTTGTTCAAGTTCTTCGGTAGATATTAATGCAAACATCAAGTCCGCTGTTGCGGGTAATCCAAAAGATTCACTTGTATCTTCCAGCCCAACATCTGAGTTAGAATAACCAGAACGAGTCGTTTGTGTTGCAGAGAAGATCGGTACGTTGAACTCGACTGCAAGGCCACGTAATTCTTCAGCAATTGCTTTAATGTAAGTGTACGAATTGATTGATCCTCCCATTGCTTTCATTCTTGAACTTGAACATATATTTAAATAATCAATAAAGATAAGATCTGGTTCAAATTGTCTTTTTAATTTCAGTTCATTAAGTAATGCTCTAAAATGACCAGAATGAGCAGAGCCAGTTGGGTATTCTTTAATGATTAATTTGCCAGTAGTTTTCTTAGCTATCTTATCGACCATCAATGAAAACCTGTCTTTAGATATTTTATCGAGTTGATCGATAGGTACATCAAGTAAGTTAGCATCTATTCTTTCTGCAATACGTTCTTCTGACATTTCCATAGTAATATATAATACATTTTGACCTTGGACTAAAGATGAGGCAGCCACATGGCACATAAATAAAGACTTACCGACACCGGTGCCAGCGAGGGCAATATTAAGAGTTTTACGTGGGACACCGCCTTTTGTGATGGTATTGAAGTATTCCAAATCAAATGGAAGCCTGTCTTCTTCTGTGTGGTAGAATTCATACCTATCTCCTGCATTTTCTACATAATCATGACCGACTTTTAAATCAAACCCGACTCCTAAAGCTTTAGTTAAAAGATCGGGTAAAGCACCTTTAGTCAAATGTTCGTGCTTTCCATCAATTATTGATATAGATTCCATTATTGCAAGATATATTGCTCGATCTTGACACCATTTTTCAGTAGTGTCCAGCAACCATTTGTCGTCTACCTTTTCACTGGAAAACAACTGTGGCACAATGTCCATAGCCAAATTGTATTGTTCATCATTCAATTTATCAGTGCCATCGAGTTCAATTTTAAAAGCTTCAGTATTAGGTAGCTTATTATACTTTGCAACAAACTTACCTGCTTCACGAAACAGTATTCGGTATATGCCTTCAAAGTAATCTGGCTTGATGAATGGCAGTACTTTACGCATGTAATCTTCATCAGTTAATAGATTACGTAATATAGTTTGTTCTAAATTAGTAGGCATAGGCAGCTTTTCTCAATCCTTCATCTATTTCTTTTTTCACTTCTTCAACTCTACTTTCTAAGTAACTTATTGATGTGTGTATATGACCAGTATCATGCGGTTGCAATTTACTTTTAGCAATGGCGATTTCATCCATTAATAATACTAATCTTTGGCTAGTTGCTATCTTCATCTTTAACCTCTCTTGTTATTACATTTTTATCTTCTATTCCTCTGGACATTACTTGCTCTAGTAATATGCCAGCGAATTCTTGTAACTTTTTATTTTCTTTCGTTAACTCAGTGTCTGGTGTGTACACAATATCAAAATTAAAAGACATATACTTATCTTCTTCTTTTCCATTAAATTGTACTACACCATATTTTAATACGGTTTCAGTAAATGTGCCTGAAAGTATTCGTACATTCCAAGCTTTGTCATCACCCTTATCTGGAATTATTTGATAGTGTCTATCTTCGGTCAACACCATTAGTGTTGATCCATTTTAGCTAACTTGATAGCATTATTTACAATTGAATACTTATTCGTTAAATACTGTTTGAAATCAGTATCTTCCATAATGGGTTTCCAAAAGTCTGCATTTAGCGTATCTTTTTCTCGAACTTTTGGATCCACCAATTCTCCAGTAGTTTTGTCAACCCTACAGTACCAACCAACACTGGGCTTAGAAACATAATTACCAGACAAAGCAGCGTCAAGCAAACCAGAGTAATGCTGCACACCACCGTCCCAACTGACAGAAATAGGAATTTTAGACTTTTCTTTAACATATCTTGATTTCTCCACATTGATTACAAAATGGTAACCTTTAATCTCAGTACCAACTTTATCTTGTTGACGACCAAGGATCCATATATTATCTGCACTATAGTAAATACCAGTACCACCAGAGACTATAGCTTTTGGAAATAATCCAATCTCTTGATATGTATGGTTAACTGCAATTAACGGTATGTTTTTCATATTTAGATATGGCGTAGTCATTCTAAATAAACCTTTAAGTGCTTTTGCTCTTGACATATCGGCAACTGATTTTTGGTTGATAGCATCATCTAATTCTTTTTTAGATGCTAGGTTACCAACTGAATCGATGACTATTACAACTTTATCGTTTCTATCTAAACCTTCAAGTTGTGATATAATATCAAATTTAAGTTCCTCAACATTAGTAATTGGAGTATGCAATACTCTTGTTGTATCAATACTATAGTTTTCAAAGTATGCTTGAGGTGAACCAAACTCTGAATCATAAAACAATAATACGGCATCATCATATTTTTTTAAATACGCTGCAGCCATAATGAGTGCAAATGAAGTTTTAAAATGTTTAGATGGACCTGCAAGTACTGTAAGTCCTGGCGCTAAACCGCCATCTACTGAGCCAGACAAAGCTACGTTAATCATTGGTACATCAGTTGGTACCATGTCTTTATCATTAAAAAATTTAGATTCAGCAAGTATTGATGTGTAATCAACTTTACTGTTCTTCTTGAGTTTATCCATTATTGACATATATTTCTCCTACAAATAATATTATTATTATACCATAAATTCGTCTAATTGTAAAGGTTTATTTTCACTAATTACCGATTGATTTTTGTTGTCTTGAACTATGAAATCCATATCCCATAGTTGGTTATCTAACCTGCCGTCACAGAACTTTAAAACATTTTCAGCCATATCGGTTGCAGTTGTTACTGGAACATTTTGGCAAATATGATTTAAATTTTTAAGTCCACCTTGCAACATAAAGTCATCAGGTAATCCCATTATAGTTAGACATTCTCTTATTGTAAGATGTCTATCAATATCAGGATGTGTAAGCTTAGTTGGTGCACTACCTACAAAAGCACCTATATAGTTCTTTGGTATATACACACCTCTTCTCATTATATTACCACCAGATGCTAGTTTTTCATGCATTACTTTACATCGTACTGCTTGTTTTTCAAAACCATTAGATGACATCCATTTTGATACTTCATTATAAGTCACACGCTTATCTTCAATATAATGAAGAACATCGTAACTCTTATTAATTTTATTTTGAAATTCATCATGAGTTATGCCACTTTCAAGTTCTTCAAGTACGTATCTGTAATACGGGTCGTGCGATGGTGTTGATGTGTTAGTAAGCACATTCATTGGATCATCTGAATTATTATTAGTTGACCTAATAGTATCTTCAATCCTTTGATGTTTTCTTTTTATATAACTCAGTTGTGGTACTTTTTGACCTTTCCAAAAGAAATAGAAAGATCTATCTCTTACTTGTCCGAGTCCATGAAGTAGAGACTTCGTTTTATATAACGAGAAAGTATAGCCATTACGCTTGCCGATTTCTCTGAGACCTTCAACAACTGGTTCTCCCATTTTTGAAGCGAGTCTTGGTGCATTTTCTCCCCAGAATACTGTAGGTTTGAGTGTGCCCAAGACATAATTAGCAGAGGTAGACATCCAATCGTTAGCAGCAGCATCAGAAGATGCTGAAGTATTGAGACTAGACAAACCAGCACAAGGACATACAGTGTTAATAACATCGACACTAGGTAAGTTGTATGACCTATTATCTCCAAGAAGATAGTAGGGAACTTCTCCTTTATAGTATTCAACCAAGTGGTTATCGTTTGCTTTAAATACATCATAGCTTAATATGTACTCCGGTTTCTTTTTAAAAACATTTTGCATTGCAATTGTTTCACCACCTATAAGTGGTACTATACTTGCATAGTTCATTAGCAAGGGATCGTTTTAGTAATAAGATAATCTTTAACATCAATTTTAGGATTCCATCCTAGTGCTTTCATTTCTGTTATATCAGCAGTATTATCATGCGCTTCACAGGGATCACCATCTTTTACTTCGATGCCTTCCCAACCAGCAAGAATACCAAGATCTTCTACAACATTGCTTTTGCCTGTACCTATGTCATAAGCAGGCTTTAAAGTATCAATGTTTTTACTCATAAGAATAAGTATTGCATCAACTACATCACTAACATGCACAAAGTCTCTTATATGTTTTGTAAGATAGGCAACTGTTCCGTCAATAAGTTTACCAATTAGCATTGACTCTCTAGCGCCATCACCGTAAACTGTAGTAAATCTTAAACCAACTTGTTTATGATGAGCAGTTTCTTCATTTACTTTTTTAGAAACACCGTATGGTGATAGCCACCAATTGTGAATACAAGAAGAGGATGCATATAGTAATGGTATATTATTATGAGCGCATACCAGTTGTATTCTTTTAGTATTTTCTACATTATTTTTCCAGTAAACTTCTGGTTCTGCTATGCTTCTTCTTACATCAGCATATGCTGCAAGATGTATACAATAACTTACTTCATCAGGAGTAAAATCTTTTATACATCTGGATGGTTCTTGTCTTAAATCCCATTCGACTATTTCGTGTCCTTCTAATTCAAGCTTGGTTTTTAAGTGGCTACCAATAAAACCACGTGATCCTGTAATTGCTACTTTCATACGAAAAAATCCTCCAGTGTTGTTTCAATAACGTTGTGCTTTTCATTATAATTTAGTGTGTTATTTATGATGTTGTTATATACCGTCTCAGCATCACAGTGTTCTTTCCAAAATTCAAACATCATGTTTCTCCATTCATCTCTCATTACTTTATCATTTGCAAGGATAATCATTCGAGAACAAACTGCTTGTGCATTTGTTTCATCGACGCCTAATGTGCCTGTATCTTTACATTGACTTATTGGCTTACCTTGCTTTCTATGTATTACATGATCGCAAAAGTGTTTATGGAATACGGGTATTACGCCTGCTGCAAATGAATCAGTGTGGCAGTACTCAACGTTATCACCGTATAGGTCTTCTTTAAAATACATAAGGTCAGAACCAAATCCGCCTAAACTCATTCTTTCCATCATTTCACTATGCGTATATGCACCATACAAATACGCACCTTGATTTGTTGTTTCAGCGCCGTAGACCGGATGTTTACCAGTATTATCAATACCTTTCTCAGGTCTAAAGTAATTTACTACTTGTCTTCTACCAGTCATTTCTTTTGGATTCTTATAAAGAACAGCAGGATAATTTATCGAAGCTTCTAATCCTTCAAGTATTGTAATGAAATGATTTTTGCAAAGATGGTTGTTGTGAAAATCAATCATTACGTCTGGTCCTTTCCACATAGCGGTGCGGCCGACCCATCTTACATAGTAAGGATTTTGTTGTTCAATAGGTTTCCAATAATCTTTATTAAAATTAAATCCTACACCCATATTCGTGATTGGTGTTTTAATCTTGTTCTTTTTAACCCATTTACCGAAAGGGTTGTCGATATAATGACACATTAATACATCGACTTTAGAACATATTTCAGCTAAGCCGGCATTCCTATTTATAGAATGTATTTTATGGTCTACTTGAACTAAAGACTTACGTACTTTAATTTCATCCATCATCTTTATAAAGTTACTTATACAATCTTCTGGATGAGATTTAGATGGTACGCTCCAAACAATACACATGTCGAGCTGATTGATTCTTTCGACAACCTTTGAACATGTTAATAAATCTGGAAATTTCTTTGACGGTTTACTAACTTCATCCCAATCTGTACCTCTAAAGTAATTCACTTTAAAGTCCATAGAGTTCATTCTTTGCCATAGTTTATCAATAGTAGCAAATACTTCTACACCAGGGAAAAGCTTTTGAAACTCAACTACATTCTTAGTTAAGCCTACGCCTTCAACACCTCTACCTAATAAGACTCCTATTTTCATTATTTTCTCCTTATACCATCAAAAACGCAAATAAAAGATAAACCACGTAAATGGTTACCTGCTACAACTCTATGATGTACTCCATCTTTAATTAATACAACATCACCTGCATGAACATCTTGAGGTACATCATCTAAATACATCTCACCATAACCATGAGTGAAGAAATAAACTTCTTCTTGGCCAATATGCTTATGGCCATTAGTAGTGCAACCAGGTTTAAGCTCAGTAGAGCTAACTATTAGATTGTTCAGTGTTGTATTATCTTTAACAATATAGCGATCATCTTCTTTAACGACTTCACCACCAATGTCATCAATGTGTAATTTCATTTTAAATACTCCTTCAATTGATTTATAACCATAGGTTCATATGATTTATTATTAAACTTTCTATTACGCGGCGAGGGATGCGGTGCAGCAAAGTGTTTTATACCTCTTTTAGTGAAATAATGTGCTACAAAACCGCCTAATGTTATAATTTTATTATAATTTTCGGCTATTTTAGAGACATATATTCCATCGATATCAGCTATTTTCAGAGATTCCTTGTGGTGTGCATAGATGTTACTGAAGCTGTATAGATCTACCTCACATGCATCGAGCCAACTATTTAATCTATTGAGAGTTGGCGATCCATTCTTCATTTTATTTATGGGCGTTTTACCCGGACTATGTCCAACTACTAATACTTTATTTGATCCCATAATATATCTGCCTCTCTAAACATTTCTTCAGTTAAAGCTATTGAAGCTTTCCAATGATCGGGTGTATTTATCTTAGGTGTAACTACACGTTTAATTCCAACTTGTATTAAACCCTTTGCACAATCATGACAAACGGGTAGACCAACCGTGTATATAGTAGCATCTCTTAAAGAGACTCCATTCTCTGCTGCATTGAATATAGCATTCATTTCTGCATGAACTATGTACTTATACTTTACAGGTCTATTGTCATATCTCGAATCATCATTAATACCAC